CCGCGCCCTGAAATTGTTCCAACAATCTACAAGCCCTTGCTCATTAAGAAATAACAATTCGTCTACCCTCTGCTCCCCGCACCGTATCCAACATGAAGTTCCACGTCCCCTTTACCTCCGTTCGCAACTACCTTGCAGAACGCATGATCCGCGTTAAGCGTGAATGGCAACTCTTTCAAAAGGACCCTGACAATCCAGACCTCATCATTGAACGAATCCATGACTCCGACACAAAACGTATGTACGCAAATGCCTACGCTCCAGCCGAAAAACATGAACTCTTCAAGATCTATGAATCTGAATATCAACGTATCGTTGAGGCCCTCCGAATCGACTACCAGTCTCGTGACCAACCATTTGAACTCCGCCAACCCTACCCTGATGGATTCTCTCTCCCACTGAACAGAATTCCCCAACCTGGCATCAAGCTCATCCCGTTCCAGTACCACTCTGGCCACGTAATTCACGAAAACCCCGCCACCTCCCGTCCCCTCGCCCCAGATCAAGAATCCGACGCTGCCGAATCTTACCTCCCAGGTGATATTGACTTTGGTCCTGAAACTGACCCACTCATCAGAGAACTCGTCTATCGAAAGTATCCTGAGTACATTCAGTACATAAACCAATTCTGCCGCCCCGCTGGCACCACCAATGGTACATTCCGCGACTTCAACAAAGAACAAGTCCCATCCGCTCCCATCGACCCGGAACGCAAAGAACACGTCCTCGCACACGTCTTTCGCTTTCTCGATGCGACACCTTACCTTCCCCTTCACTTTGTCGACACACAGTACGACAAACGTCCGCTCGTTACCGGAACCGGCTACCACAACCGATTCTCTTACAAACAGCGCGCCCACGCCAAGTTCTCCCATCCCCCAGAATACAGCGATCGCCCGACATCAAAAGGCTATTTCTACAACGCAACGTATGAAAACGCCCGCACAATTGTCCACAAGATCAAAGAAACTGGATTCCCCTTCAACCTAGCGTTTGCTCCCGAAGACGAAGACCTCTCCACTGATCACATCCTCCAGCTGATCCAGTCATATGACGACTTTTTCCTTGACTACCCCACTCTCCTATTCACTCGCAATCACATCTCTGACAGAGAAAAGACTCTCAAAGTCCGCCCTGTCTACGCTGTTGACGATCTCTTCGTTATCATCGAATCGATGTTGACCTTTCCATTGCTCGTACAAGCACGCAAACCCACTTGCTGCATCATGTATGGTCTCGAAACCATCCGTGGTTCAAACTGCTACCTCGACAATCTTGCGAAGAAGTTCTCGTCGTACTTCACCATCGATTGGGCCGGTTATGACCAGCGATTACCTCGCGTCATTACTGACACATACTACACCGACTTCCTCCGTCGTTTGATAGTTATCAATCATGGCTACGCTCCAACTTATGAATACCCATCGTACCCCGATCTCACCGAACACAGCATGTATCGAAAAATGGACAACCTCCTCCACTTCCTTCACATGTGGTACAACAACATGGCCTTTCTATCCGTAGATGGCTTTGCTTACTGGCGTCTCCACGCTGGCGTACCATCCGGACTGTTCAACACACAGTATCTTGACTCATATGCTAACATCTTCATCCTTGTTGATGCTCTCATTGAATTTGGATTCTCTGACGACCAGATCCGCTCCCTGGTGATATTCGTCCTTGGTGATGACAATTCTGGCTTCACTCACTGGCCACTCCCAACTCTGACAAAATTCGTCGCCTTCCTCGAAGACTACGCTCTCAGACGTTACAACATGTCACTCTCCAAAACGAAATCGGTCATTACCGTCCTTCGATCTAAGATCGAATCCCTCGGTTATCAGTGCAATTTTGGTCGCCCAAAACGACCTATTGGTAAACTGGTTGCTCAATTGTGTTATCCCGAACACAAAATGAAATACCACACCATGTCCGCTCGCGCTATTGGCATTGCCTACGCATCCGCCGGTCAAGACCCGAAATTCCACTCCTTCTGTTACGATATCTTTTGCATGTTCCTGCCTTTCCACAGGCCTGATCCAAGAATGGATCTGAACCTCGCACGCATGCTTTCCCTCGGACAATCCGAAGCCCTTGAAATTGAAACGGCTCACATGGTCTTCCCATCTCTCTCACAGATCCGGAAGTGCTTTGATTCCTATCAAGGCCCATTGGACTATACTCCAAAATGGAACCTTGCCCATTTCATCAACCGCCCCGATGTTGTCCCTCCTTCTGCGAAGACGATGCACGAATATGAATGTGAACATTCACTGACAGTTCGTACTGCACCCACCTTCCACCAGGCTGATCTTTTGCCTTAGGTATTATCTCCCGATTTTTCCTAGCTTTTCCCCGAAAATAAAAAAAAAAAAAAAATC